AAATCCTGGAACTGGATATACCTCATCCAATCCCCCAGTTGTTCTGATTCAATCACCAACACTACTGAGAGAAAGAATTGATGTTACATCCTATACTGGTGATTATGGCATTCTTGTTGGATTTGGAAGATCAACTATTTCTGGTCAAGATCAATTAATTCTTGACTTCTTTGTTCCAGAAGATTCATTCTTAAGAGATGGTGGATATGTTGGATCTGCAGTCACTGTTAGTGGAATTTCTACAGGAGATTATTTCACATTATACAATACAAATGTTTCCATTGCTGCCACAGAAACACTTATTTCACAGAGAATAGATGGATCACAAATTGCTATTACTACATCATTTGCTGATTCAGTGTTCCAGGTTCAAGATACATATACACTCCAGACAGAGGTGATAGGAGTTGGAACAACAACAGTAAGAAGAGTATTCACAAATATTGCTGGAATTTCTACAGTTTCATTTGATGATTCATTTATTACTTTCGATTCTGATGTATATACATTCGATTCGAGATCTTTCACAGTTTATGCTGGTGGAATAAGTTCTTCCTTTAATTTTGGATCATTTAGTTGGGGTAAGATTGAATTTGATAATAGAGTTGGAATTCATACTTTCAACTTCTATGGAAATCATGGATATGTAGGAATTTCAACTTCTGCATTGATTACCAGATTCTCTCCACTGAAATCTGATGATTATGTGACTTAATCAATAAATAACTCTATAAAAGATAGACCAAAAAATGGCAAGACAGGGGATTAGTACAGGAACAATACCTAATGATGGAACAGGTGATTCTCTACTTGATGGTGCTGTTAAGATAAATGAAAACTTTGATGAATTATATGCATTGCTTGGTGATGGCACAACACTATCTGTTGGAGTTGTAACTTCTTTGGTTGCAGGTACTAATATCAGTATTAGTACCTCATATGGTTCTCCAACAATATCTGTTATTGGCCTCTCAACAGGAAATATTAAAGCAACTACAGTTAATGTAATTGGCGTTTCTACTTTCAATGGCGCAATAGATGCAAACTCTACATCTAATTTTCAAGAAGATGTTACTCTTCAGTCTAATTTAATTCTAGGTGATAATGACGAGATTCGATTGGGTGCATTAAGTGGTGGCGATTTATTAATTACACATGTGTCCTCAACAAATAATTCATTAATACGAAATAAAAATACATCTGGGTCATTTATTATTGATACTGCTACAGGAAGTCCTATAGAAATTAGGCACAGTAGCGGTGGAGAAAAAATGGGAGTATTTACTCCAAATAATTCTGTAAGTCTTTATTATGATAATTCTAAAAAATTTGAAACTATTGGTACTGGTGTAACAGTCACCGGAACTACCTTTACAAATGCTCTTACAGTTTCTGGTTTAACTTCAACAACATCATTATTCTCAACTAATAGTGCCACGATTGATGGTCTTTTAATATCACAAGACTCTCTTACTCAAACTGGAACTGGAAATATCAGAATTGGAGATTACAGTACATTAGGCGCATCAGGTAATAGTAATTACAATATTGCTATAGGCCAACAGGCATTAGATAATATTAATAATGGTGATAATAATATTGCAATTGGTTACCAAGCAGCACAAAATGTCAATGCATCTGATTCCAATTATGGTAATAATACTGCTATTGGATACCAAGCATTCAAATATCTAGATGGTTCCTCTAATAATGTTGCTGTTGGATTTCAGGCATTACAAGGACCTGCTGCTCCAGGAACTTATGACACATTACAAACTGTTGCAATTGGTGCTAATGCTGGATGGAGCGTTCGAAATACAAGATTTAGTTCTTTCTTTGGATATCAGTCAGGATATAGTCAGACAAGTGCAGATTATAATACTTTCTTGGGATACAATTCTGGTTCAGACGTTATCACTGGAAGCAGCAATGTTATTATAGGAGGTTATACCGGTAATCAAGATGGATTTGATATTAGATATTCTGATAACAATGTAGTTCTTTCTGACGGTGATGGAAATATTAGAGTTTATGCAGATTCTAGTGGTAATGTTGGCATAGGAACCACACGTCCAACATCAAAATTAACAGTATTTGGTGGAGCATTTAGCCTCCGGACTTCTCCAGGAAAAAATCCTTTAGATATTAGTCAACTTGTTAATAATACATTTCTTATTAGAACTTCTGGTCCTGATCCTATTGCTATAGCACCAGGAAATACTACAAGATTAACAGTAAATACTTCAGGTATATCTGTAAATGGAACTTTAACTGCTTCTGGCATTTCTACATTCCAAAGTGATCTTTCCGTTGGCATAAGTACCGCTCGTGGAGTCATTCTCACTTCACCAAATGGAACCAAATATCGTCTTATTGTTGATGATAGTGGAAATCTAGATACTGTTGCGGTTTAACCTATAAATAACTAAAAATTCTATCACAAAATGGCAGCGATAATTACTGACCAACTTCGTATATTAAATGCTAAGAATTTTGTGGCTGGAGTTCAATCCAGTACGAATTCTTACTATACATTTATTGGCATTCCTAATGCTTCTGACTATCAATCAGATTGGGATACAAATCCCCCATCTCCTATTGATAGTTTTGAGGAGTACAGTGATTATTGGGACTCTATGCTTGCGATGAAAAAAATCAACGCAAGTGATGTCAGTCAGGTTGTAAGAAAGGTGACCTGGCAATCAGGTATTACCTATGACATGTATCGTCATGATATTAGTAGAAATAATCCTTCTTTGCCATCAGGATCATTTGACTTATATTCTGCAAATTACTATGTAATGAATAGTGATTATAGAGTTTATATTTGCTTATACAATAATGCAAATCCTGAGAATAATTTTCAAGGTGGACCTTCACTTGATGAACCCACTTTCACTGACTTAGAACCAAGAGCAGCAGGAAGTAGTGGTGATGGATATATTTGGAAATATCTCTATACTATTAGCCCAAGTCAGGCAATTAAGTTTGACTCTACAAATTATATCCCAGTTCCTAGTGATTGGTATACTAGTTCAACACATGCTCCAGTCAGAGGGAATGCATCATCTAGTGGACAAATAAAAATAGTAACCATTAGAAATCGTGGTGTTGGACTAGGAACAGCAAATCAAACTTATACTAGAGTTCCCATTAAGGGTGATGGAACTGGTGCTGAGGCAACTGTTGTTATCAATAATGATTCAAAGATCCAAAGTGTCTCAATTTCCAAAGGTGGTTCTGGATATTCATTTGGAACCTTAGATTTAGCAGCTGGTGGTGTCCCAACAGGAACTACAAAACCAGTTCTTAATGTCATCATTCCTCCTCCTGGTGGTCATGGTGCTGACATTTTTAGAGAACTTGGTGCATATAATGTTTTGACATATGCAAGATTTGAAAATGATACTGAGAATCCAGATTTTATCACTGGAAACCAGTTTGCTGCAGTTGGACTTGTAGAAAATCCACAGGCATATGGTTCTAGTTCCACTCTTACACTAGATAAAGCAAGTTCTGTATATGCAGTCAGATTGACTGGTGCCGGTTACAGTAGTGCTACTTTTACTCCAGATACCAGAATCACTCAAACCGTTGGAGTTGGTTCAACTGCTGTTGGTAGAGTTGTTTCATATGATCAAGTAACTGGTGTTCTAAAGTATTGGCAAGACAAAGCACTTGCAGGATTCAATACCAATGGTTCTTTAAATCCAAGTCCAAAATATGGGTTTAAATTAAATAGATTCACATCAATTCCAGCAACTGGAGGAAGTTTGACTATTGTTGGCGGAAGTGTAAATCTTGGAATTGATACTGGATTTACGGGTGTATCAACAGTTCTAAATAGTAGGACATATTATCTTGGTCAAACTTTCACAAATGGTGTTTCACAACCTGAGTCCAAGAAATATTCTGGAAACATCATTTATGTTGATAATAGACCTTCAGTAACAAGGTCTTCCTCACAAAAAGAAGATGTAAAGATTATCTTGCAGTTCTAAAGAATTATGCCACAGGAAACTAACCTCAACGTTGCTCCCTACTTTGACGACTTTGATCCGCAGAGTAACTATTATAAAGTATTATTCAAGCCAGGATATCCAGTTCAGGCAAGAGAGTTAAATAATCTTCAATCTATTCTCCAGAATCAGGTTGAAGATGTTGGCAATCACTTCTTTAAGGAAGGGGCACAAGTCATTCCTGGCAATGTGTCGTATTCTTCTAGTTTCTATGCTATTCAGATTCAAGAAGAATTTTTAGGAGTTCCAGTATCCTTATATCTTGACCAATTAGTAGGAAAGAATATTATTGGTAGAACTTCTGGTGTAACTGCAAAAATTGTAAAATATATCACCAATCAGGAATCAGAAAGAGGCAATTATACTTTATATGTAAATTATTTTAATTCAAGTACCACAGATTCAACCACTCAAACATTCTTTGATAATGAAGTTTTAGTGACTGAAAGTAGCATTAATTATGCTACTACATTTATTTCTGCGGGCGAAGGTTTTGCGAATACTATTACAAAAAATGCTTCTGCAATAGGATCTGCGTTTACTTTGAATGATGGCGTATATTTTCTCAGAGGTCACTTTGTAGATGTTAAAAGCCAAATTCTTATATTAGATCAATATAGTAACAAACCAAATTATAGAATTGGTTTAAATGTTTTTGAAAATATCATTTCTTCAGATGTTGATCCAAAACTCAATGATAATGCTCAAGGATTCAATAACTATAGTGCTCCTGGTGCAGATAGATTCGAGATAACTGCAACTTTAGCTAAAAAATTGCCAGATGATTTTGACGACAAAAACTTTGTCCAATTAAGTGAAGTAATAAATGGTATCTTAAAGACAGATACCAATAAAACACAGTATAATCTCATAAAAGATGAGCTTGCAAAGAGAACATTTGATGAATCTGGAAATTATTACATAAAAGAATTTACAGTTTCCACTAAGGAAAGTTTGAATGATAATGAGGGAAATAGAGGCATTTACGAAGAAGGTCAAACCACATCACAGGGATCAGTTCCAAGTGATGATTTAGCAATTTATAAAGTCAGTCCAGGAAAAGCATATGTAAAGGGGTATGATATTGATATAAGGACCACAACCAATCTTGATGTTCCAAAACCAAGAACAACTCGACTAATTGAAAATCAAGCAGTAAATTTTGGATTTGGACCAACATTTGCTGTCAATAATGTATATGGATCTGCAACTATTGGATTCAATACATCAAATACCTTAAGCTTGAGAGATCAGAGAGTAGGAGTAGATCAAAAATCTGCTCCAGGAAAGGAGATTGGTATAGCAAGAATATATGACTTTGCATTGGAATCTGGTTCATATGATGCATCAAATTCTGCATTGAATAGATGGGACTTATCCTTATTTGACGTTCAAACTTATACAGAATTTGCAGTCAATACTGAAACTACTTTATCTACTCCAGCTTTCATTAAAGGAGAAGCAAGTGGAGCAACTGGTTATCTTAGATATAATGTATCTGCTGGAACAGCATTTACAGCATATAATGTTCAAGGTAATTTCTTCATTGGAGAAAGATTATCATTCAATGGAGTAACAAATGCTGATAGATATGTAACTGATATCAAAAATTATGAAAATTCCGACGCCAGATCAGTTTATGGTATTGTAGGTTCTGCAAATACCTTTACTGCTGATATCATCCAATATCCTTCTCTTGTTATTGGAAATGCATCAATTACTCCAGGAGATAATACTACAGGATTATCAACAATTACAAGTCCAGATATTGCATCCTTTGCTGGAATTGTAACTACTGGTAATCTTATTAAGTATACAATATCCACAAATGATGTACCTTCATTTGCAAGAGTAACTGCAGTGTCTCAAACATCACTGGTAGTTACTGGAGTAACAACTGTAAGTGGAGTATGTGAAGGTTCTGTTCCAAACTCACTCTCTAGTGTGAATGATTTAACTGTCTTAGAAAGCAGAATTCAGCAAAATAGAGGTAGTGGGAACCAATCAAATAATGAATCTCTTTATAGCATTTTCCCCAAAAAGAATGTATCATCAGTAGATTTTACATCATCAAATCTTGTTATTAGAAAACAATACAGCACATCAATCAGCGCTGCCGGAGAAACACCAGCAATTGATGCAGATGATAATGAAACATTCCTCCCATTTGATGAGGAAAGATATATTCTGATTCGTTCTGATGGAACTACTGAGGCTTTAACTTCAGACAAAGTTAATATAACTAATGGATCAACAACTATCCAAATAGTTGGTCTTTCGGGTGCAGATTCCTCTGGTACTGTTTTAATTGCAACACTCAGAAAGACGAAAGTAACCTCAAAAGTCAAGAGAAAGGCGATTTCTAATGTTCTTGTTGTAGATAAATCAAAAAATTCATCATCTGGAACTGGAACTACCACTTTAAATGATGGTTTAGTATATGGCAATTATCCATTTGGGACAAGAGTTCAAGATTCTGTAATATCTTTGAATGTTCCAGATGTTATTCAGATACATGGAATCTTTGAATCAACTAATACATCTAATCCAGAGTCACCAAGTATGACTACTGCTTCATTAGATGGACCAACTGCAACAACAAATGATTTAATTATTGGGGAAACAATAACTGGATCAGTCAGTGGTGCCAAAGCAATTTATCTGACAAGAAAAACAGACACTAGTGTGGGATTTGTTTATCTTAATAATACAGTATTTGAACCAAATGAGGTTGTAAACTTTAGTCAATCTGGAGTTAGTGCTGTATCTTCCAGTATTTCATTGGGATCCAAAAATATTACATCACACTATGACTTTTTCAATGGACAAAGAGAGTCAATTTATGACTATTCAAGAATCATTAGAAAATCGGAATTCCCAGAACCAATCAGAAAGGTAGTTGTTTACTATTCTAAAGCATATTATGACTCATCTGATACTGGAGATATTACAACAGTAAATTCTTATAATTCATTTGATTATTCTACTGAAATCAACAGTATTGGAAACGTCAGAAACAGTGACATTATAGATGCTAGACCAAGAGTAAGAGATTATAGTGTTGTTGCAGGATCAAGATCACCTCTAGAATTTTATGGTAGAGATTTTGATGGAGGATCAACCGGTCAGCATAGTTCAAAGAATGTCATAGCTTCTGATGAATCCATTTCTCTTGGATACAATTATTATCTTGGAAGAGCAGATAGAATATATCTTTCTTCAGATGGATTTGTGGGCGTGAAGTATGGAACACCAAGCGATGATCCAAAACTCCCAGATGAAGTAGCAGATTCTATCAATATTGCAAATGTATTTCTTCCTGCATATCTTTATAATGTAGCAGATGCAAAAATTCAATCTATTAGCTACAAGAGATATCAGATGAGTGATATCTCTAAATTAGAAAAGAGGATCAAGAATTTAGAATATTATAGTTCACTCAATCTGATTGAATCAAATACATTAAATCTTTTTATTCCAGATTCAAATGGTCTCAATAGATTTAAGACAGGTATATTTGTAGATAATTTCTCTACAACAGAGGCTCAAGATTCTACTATTGGTATTAGAAATAGCATTGATAAGAAAAATAAAATTCTTAGACCATCACATTATACTACCTCCATCAATCTTCAAGTTGGTTCGACTGCAATTACTGGCATTGGAACTACATCAGAGACCAACCAAGATTCTAGATTTGCAAAAATCCTTGGTACAAATGTGAAAAGAAAATCACAGAGCATAACTCTTGATTACTCAAATGTTTCTTGGTTAAGTCAACCATTTGCTACAAGATCAGAAAGTGTTACTCCATTCCTAATTAAGTTCTGGAATGGATCTATTGCACTGGAACCAGACGTAGATGTTTGGATTGATGTCAATAGAATGGAAGTTCGTAATGTTGAAGCTGAAGGCAGTTTCCAAGGAGTAGCACAAGCTCTACAGGCAGAGGTCACTACATCTGAAGATGGTTCTAGAATTGGCGTAACTCCTGTAATATGGGATTCTTGGGAAACTGTTGGCGTAAACTTCTCCCTTGATGTCAATACTGAATTTAGAAGAATTAGTGATCAGGAGCAAAGAGAAAATCAAGGAATAGTAAATCCATGGGGCGCATCTGCATCAGTAACTACAATTGAGTCTACTTTTGGATTACAGCAGCAAAGAAGAGGATCGCAGACAACTGTAAATGAAGTTATCAATACTGAAAGTCTTGGGGACAGGATAGTAAGTAGAGAAATTATACACTTTATGAGATCCAGAAATATTCAATTTACTGGAACTAGGTTGAAGCCATTTACTCAAGTATATTCATTCTTTGATGAAGTAGATGTCAATAAGTTTTCATTCAATAAACTTATTGAAATTGAGATGATTACTGGAACTTTCTTAGTAGGAGAAACAGTAAATGGAGTAATGCCATCTACTGAAATATCACAAAGTACACAATCTTCATCTACTGCATCAATTGCATTTAGAGTTGCTTCTTCTAATCACAAATATGGTCCATACAATAGACCAACAGATGTGTATGACAGCAATCCATATGATAGAAATAATACTATTCCTGCGTCATATTCAGAGACATCCACTACTCTGAATGTAGATACTTTTAGCCTTGCTTCTGAAGATTTTCCTCAGTTTGAGGGATATGTTCAAACAGGAATGGTTATTAGAGGAAGATCGAGTGGAGCACAAGCAGTCATTACAAATGTAAGACTTCTTACTGATAGATTGGGCACATTAATTGGTTCATTTAGAGTACCAGATCCATCCAATGTCAAAAATCCAGTTTTTGAAACAGGAAGATCGACATTTAAACTTACAAGTAGCCCAATAAACAGCAAAATCGAAGGAACCACAACTACTGCTGCTGAAGAAATTTTCTACTCAGAAGGAAGTATTGATAACACTCAGGAAGTTACTTTATCTCTCAAAAATGCAAGAGTTGATATAAATCAAGATTTTATTGAAGAGAGAGAATTTACTCAGGAAGGAACTGGTGGAGGAGTAATTGTAACAAATATCAGAAATAATCCACCACCAGCACCACCACCAGATCCTCTTGCTCAAACTTTCTTAGTATCAGATAAAACTGGAATATTCCTGACCAAATTAGATGTTTTCTTTAGTGCTAAAGATGACAATATTCCTGTAACTTGTCAAATTAGAGAAACTCTTATTGGAACTCCAAGTAATGTAATTCTTCCATATTCTGAAGTAAGTTTAAATCCAGATAAAGTAAACCTTTCTGATGATGCAACAGTTCCTACTACATTCGAATTTGATTCTCCAGTATACCTTAATGGAGAAACAGAGTATGCAATTGTTCTCCTTTCAAACTCTACAGAGTATAGAGTTTGGATTTCAAGATTGGGAGAAAGCGATATAAGAACACTTGGAACAGAAGCAGGTCAAGTTCTTGTTTCTAAGCAACCAATTCTTGGTTCTTTATTTAAATCACAAAATGCTTCAGTTTGGACACCTAGCCAATATGAAGATCTTAAGTTTGAACTTTATCGTGCAAATTTTGTTGGACAAGGAGCTATTGAATTCTTCAATCCACAGTTACCTTCTTCCCTCTCAGCAATTTCTAGAAATGCCGTTACAATCAATCCCAGAAATATTAGTGTTGGGATTGGAACAACAGTTCAAGATGCGGGTCTCATTGTTGGAAATACCATTCTCCAAAATGGAACTACTGGAACTGGTAAGCTAGTTGGATTTGCTGGTTCTGCAACTGACACACTTACAATTACCAATGCTGGAGTTGGATATACTCCATCTTCAGGATCCTACACATTTGCTGGAGTTGCTCTAACAAGTGTTACTGGAAATGGATTGAATGCAACTGCAAACATTTATATTGAAAATGGAGTTGCTATTGGTGCTACCATTTCTAATGGTGGTAAGGGATATGCAGTAGGTGATGTATTGAGACCAATTATGGTTGGCAATACCGAACTTGGAAGAAATATGAAGCTTACAGTTGATAGAATCTTTGGCAATAATGAATTAATTATTGATGAGGTTCAAGGTGACTTTGGAACAGGAGCTTCGAATTATCTGCAATATGTCAATAGTAGTGGAGTCACAACTACTCTAAATTCTTCAGTTGGTGGAAATGTTGTTCCAGAATCTCCAATTAGAGTGAATACTGATGGTTTACACCTGAAAATATTCCAAAGAAATCATGGAATGCATTCAAATATAAATCAAGTCACATTAAGTGATATTGCTTCTGATGTGTCACCATCTAGATTGAGCATTAGTTATACCAATACCGATATTGGTTCAATTACTATTGGCAGCACTTCAAACTTTGGAACATTTGAAAATCTTGGAATTGGAACAACAAATCCAGGATATGCAAAAATTGGAGATGAAATTGTAAAATATACTGGTGTTTCTGGCAATACACTTACTGGAATCACTAGAGGAATTGATAATACATTAATAGTAAATCATAATACGAATGATTTGGTATATAAGTATGAACTTGATGGAGTATCCTTAAGAAGGATCAATACAACACACAATTTAGCAAATGTAACAGTATCTAATCCAATCTCACTTGATAGTTATTACGTAAAGGTTGGAATGAGCACAAATGGAACTGATAGATCCACTGGTTCTACCTTAGGATCACTCTACTTCAATAGATTGACTACAGGTGGTGGAATTGCAGCAAAAGGAACATATAATTTACCATATACTACCATCATTCCAAAAGTTACTACAATTGAACCAAATGGTTCTGCCATTTCATTCCAGGCAAGAACTATTACAGAAACAAGTATTTCTGGGACAGAATCATCTTATTCTGATAGAGGATACCAAGAAATTGGAAATTATCAGAAGAATGATTTTGATTCTCCAAGAATGATTGCATCCCACATTAATGAAACTGCATACTTGACAGCACTTCCTGGAAATAAATCTTTCTCCATTACCATGAATTTTTCAACTTCTGATGGTAGATTGTCACCAGCAGTCGATCTTGATCAATCATCTGTGGTATTTGTAACTAATAGGATCAATTCACCAGTCAGTGACTATGCAAATGACCCAAGAGTAAATACTGTTCCAGATGATCCAAATAACTTTGTATATGTCAGCAAAAATGTGATTTTAGAAAATCCTGCATCTTCTCTGAAGGTATATTTGGATTGCTACATTTCAAATTACAATGATGTAAGAGTATTCTATGCTTTAAATCAAGATACTCCTTCAAATGAAACTGTATTTGTTCCTTTCCCAGGATATAGGAATTTTGATATTGATGGCAATTTAATTAGCAGTTCAAATAATGATGGTTCATCAGACATCTATATTCCAAAAACAGACAATTATACTGTAAATCCATCTTTGGATCTGTTCAAGGAATACACATTCACTGCTGATAAACTTGCACCATTCAATTCCTTTAGAATTAAGATTATTGGAACATCAACCAACCAGGCTATTGTTCCACAATTCAAAAATCTTCGTGCTATTGCTCTTGCTTAATATGACTTTGATTCCAATTGAAGGTAGAGATGGTTACTTTAGAGATAGCAAAACCAAAGCTATCGTGAATAGAAATCACAATGAATATAATACTTATATCACAAATAGACAAAAACTTTCATCTGACAAAGAAAGAATTGACAAACTAGAAAATGAAGTGAGTCAGATGAAAGGTGATTTGGGAGAAATTAGGATGTTGCTGCAGCATCTAGTGCAGCAACATAAATAGAGAAAAATAGTTATATAAATGGCTAAGCCTTCCTCTAGACAAGAATTAATTGACTATTGTAAGAGACAGTTGGGTTATCCTGTCTTGGAGATTAATGTCGCTGATGAGCAAATTGAAGATTTGGTGGATGATGCTCTTCAATATTTCCAAGAAAGACATTTTGATGGTGTTGCTCAGACATATTTGAAGTATCAATTGACTCAAAATGACATTGATAGAGGAAAAGCAAGACCACCTGGAGCTCCAAATGCTGGAAGTTCAGTAGGAATTGCTTCCACAAGTGCAACTACTACAATTGTTGGCACTGCAACTACATTTACATACTACGAAAACAGCAATTATCTTCAAATTCCACCAGATATTATAGGAATTACTAAGATTTATCAGTATGATGATGCACAATCAGTAAATACATCAAATCTTTTCAGTTTTAAGTACCAATTGTTCTTAAATGACATCTATTATTGGGGAACAACTGATTTATTGTCATATTCTATGGCAATGACTTACCTAGAAACCACAAATTTCCTCTTAAATACTCACAAACAAATCAGATTTAATCAAAGACAGGACAGATTATATCTTGATGTTGATTATGGCAATGTAAAAGCAGGTGATTTTATTGTTATTGACTGCTATAGAGCAATGGATGGTAGTGATTACTCAAGAATTTGGAAC